GTGCTTGATTATAGCCAGCTTTTGCCCATTCTTCAATCTGTCCCTTAATTCCTTTTGCACCAGAGTTTGGCTCAAGGTTTCCAACATATTGTGGGAACATCATTTTAAATAGGTCATACTTTTCAGATACTGAGAATGGATTCTTTGCATCACCTTCTTTTAATGAAAGACTAAATCTAAAGTCAGCACCTATCTGTTTTGCATAATTAGCTGCTTCATCTAGTAATATTCCATGACCAGCGTGTGGAGGGTTCATTCTAGCAAATGTTGTTACAAGACTCTTTGATTGAGCACCCATACCACTAGCAGCACTTTTAACCGTTGAAGCATTTTTATTTCCACCCTGAAGCATCCATTCTGGGAATCCTGCTGCAAGTGCTTGTTGTAACTCTGCTTTATCTGTTATTTTCTTTGCTGCTGCTTTATCAATAGCTGCTTGTGTCTTTGGCTTAACTATTGGAACAGTAACACCTGCATGATGTTGTCTAATTTCTGCCCAATTAATTGCTTTAGCAGCTTCTAGATCTCCAGAAATTAATCCATAAATAGCTTTTTCTTGTGGAGTTAATCCAAACTTTTCAATGTTAGCCATAGCTCTTGGAAGATTTCCTTGAGCTTGAGCAATAGCATTCAGGAAGCCAGATGTATATTGTTCATCTGTCATACCTGCAGCAAGACCAGCAGTTGCTTGTGTAAACCATTTCTTTGAAGCACCTGTTTGCATAAGGAAGTTAACTCTTGCTTGGTCAAGTACTGAATATTTTTTTCCAGTTAATGAACGTGGTTGTGATGCTCTATCTGCTGCATAACCTGCACCTTGATCAACAACCATTCCATCAAATAAATTATCTGGTTGTAAATCAGAATCTCCTCTAATAATTGCTGCAAGTGCTTGTGTAAAGAAATGCTCAACTCCAACATTATTAGTTGTTTTTCCAAATCTTTCTTCAAATGGTGAACGCACACCAAATACGTGTTGGCTTGTTTCTGGATGTAAGAACTTAATTAATTCTTGTGCTGGAGAATCAAGACCAAATAGGTCTCTTGTAATCTGTGATGATATTGCTTCAATTCTTGCAGACTGTGCGGTGTTATGAGTTTTAACTACATACTTTTTACCACCGATTTCATAAATACCATTAGCACCTGGAATAACAGAACTAAATCCACCCATTCCAGAAATCTTTTGACCAATATCTGTAAGAGGCATTGATGAATATTCACCAGTAGTTGCTTCTTGATGAGTTGCAGCAAGAACAGCATTTATATCTTCCATTCTTGTAGCAAACTTTTCAGGCATTAATGACTTGGATTCATAATTATTTATTCTTCCACCCATTTGTTTAAAGTTAAGAAGCATTGGCATATGCATTTTTCTTTCATCATATGCTTTTTGTCCACCAATAAATTTATCTGGTGGCATCCATAATTGAGATACTGCATCTAAAGTTCCTTTACCTTTACCAGCAAGCCACTCACCTTCATTAAGAGGATTTCCCATATGTGTTCCATCTGGACTTGCTGATGAAACATCAAGCATTCTACTTCCAGATTGGAACATTCTTTGAAGAATTACAGATTTTGGATCCATACCAAATGGTCTTGCAGCATCTATTTCTTTTTGACTACTGGCTAATGATCTTTGTTTTCCAACAGTTAATGCTTGAATTACTGCTTCTTCATCAACCTCATCATTACGATTACCAAAATTATAATCTCTAGTAAGATAAAGTTTTCCAAGCATATGTTGCATAGAATCTTTGCTTTTATATTGTTCATATGCTCTTTCCATTCCAGCATACCATTTTTCAATATTTTTTTGACTGTCTTTTTTGAAAAACATTTCTCTTAATTTACTTGGAACAAACTCTTTATTTGAAAGCCAATCTAAACCTTTGTCTGTATATGAAGAAAACTTTCCAGAAAATGAAAATTCTTTGCCAAGAACTTTATCAAAATTTCCAGACTCTATTGCTTTAAGAATCATTAATTGTTGTGCTTTTGGCATTTCTCCAGGAACACCAAGTTCTGTTTTTCTTCTAAGCATCATTGATTGTTGAATTGGAGATAATGCAGATAATATTTGTCCAGTACGCTCTGGATCTTGTCTCACATATTGTGGATTAGATTGCCAATCTCTTAATGTTTCAAGTAATGATTGATCAGCATAGTTATTAACTCTACCGCCAGTTTGGAATATAGGAACTTCACGACCATTAATAGTTTTAGTAGCTCCTGGCATTACAGAATGAAGCATAAGCATTCTTGATGCAATGTCTTGACCATACCCAGTTATTGGCATTTTTATACCACCTGGAAGAACTGTTTCACCTTCATTTCCATATTGAGTTTGACCTTGGAATAAATCAGACACTGGAATACCATTAATACCATTACCTTTACCAGTCCATAAATCAAGGAGGTATGGGAATATTTGTCCAGATTCAATCTTTGCTGCACGAGACTCTGCACTACGTTTGTTTTTTGGTTTATCAAACATAGACATAAATCGTTTGTAAAACTCTGCTTCTTGAACTGTACTAAATGATGTAAATCTTGTTGTGGTATGACTAAATGGTGCATTGCTATATCCTAATCTAGGAGAGGTTACAGTTCCATTTTGAGCCATTTGAATGTCTTCCATAATGCTTCCAGCAGTTGGAGACCAGTTACCACCTTTTTTATCAAACTGCATTGCTCGCATAAAGTGCTTATTTTCTTGTGGTGTCATTGATTGATTAAATATATCAGCAAAGAATCCAGGATATCTTTCACCATATGGTTGAATGCCTCCACGCTTTAATGGATCATTAAATGGTCTAAGACCAGTCATCATTGGAGAAATCCAAGATTTTAATGCAATCTGTAGATCTTCTGGAGTAAACTTTGCATCACCAAAAAATGATTTATTTGCATATCCATTTATTCTACCGCCAGTTTGAAAACGAGGTGCTTGTTTAAAATTAATTTCATCAAGAAGTCCAGAGTGTTGGGATGCTGCTTTTTTATTTACAACATATTCTCCAGGCTCAAGCATTGCTGGAACTTTATCTCCATTACCACTTCCTGGAACCCAAGCAGATCCACCAGTTTGAAACTTAGCGACTGGTGGTTGACCAGTAGTAGTTTGAGCAGAAACTTGTTGATTAACAAATCCTGGATTTAATGTAATAGCATCGCCAAGATGTTTTTTGTAAACTTCAAGAACTGCATTAAGTTTTTCTACACTTGTTTTTTGTTGATCAAAAGCCATAGATAATGCATCTGTAGACTTTTGTGCCATAAGTTGTGTATCATCAAGCATCTTAAATTTATCAACAGGAACGCCAGCCATTTTTCTACCAAGATTTACTATACTCATAGCACCCTTAGTTACATAACCTAAAAAGTTAGCAAAAACACCAGCAATCATAATAATTGGACCAGCAATTACAGCAAGACCAGCAGCTACTTTTAAGAAAGATTTAACAGGAGCAGGAAGTTTTTCAAAAAACTTTATAACCTGACCAATTTTTTTACTTACATTCTCAATAATTGGAGTAATAGCACTTGTAATAGAACCACCAATATCAATGAACTGTGCTTTAATAGATTCTGTTGCTCTTTGAAATCTCTTAGCACCACTATTCATAAGTGTATCCATTTCCATGTATGAATTAGCAGCAAGGTCTTTTGCAGACTTACCCATCAAATCCATAACTTGTCTTGTTTGAGAACCACTTGCATCTAGGTTATCAAAAAGAGCAGAGATACGGGCAAACTGATATTTACCAAATATATTTTCAATAACCTGAGATTTACCAAAATCATTAAGTAACTCAAGTTGTTGTTTGAAAGCAATAATTGTTGGCATAAGTTGACCTTTATTTGCTTTAACGATACCTTCAACATCAATACCATATTCCTTTGCAACCTTTTTTGCTTTTGTTGTAGGATTTATCATAGATGCCATAGCAGATTTAACAGCATTAGCACCTTCTGCTGCAGAAATACCACCCTCTTTAAGAGCAACCATCATAAGAGATAAATCTTTTACATCTCCACCAAGTGCTTTAACGACTGGACCAGCTTTTGGAATAGCTGCTGTCAAATCTTGCAAAGAAAGAGATGTTTGGTTTTCTACAGCATTTAAGAAGTCAACAGAGTGTGCAAGTTCATTTGTTTTAATTTTAAAAGCATTTGTAAGAGAAAGTGTAGTTTTCATTGCATCTGCATTTGACACATCTCCAAGTACAGCAAGTCTTGTTGTTTCTCTTAATGATGCAAGAAGTTTTTCTCCTTCAGCACCTGTTGCTGCTAAATCAGCAGCAAGGGATGCGGTATCTTTTGCAGCAATACCCATAGTTTTGGAAAATTCAATAGCTAGTTGCTTTACATTTTCTGTCATTTTTAATGTTTCTGGATCTGCAGAAGACATAAGACCAGAACCATAAACTTTTTGGAATCTAGTTAATTCAACATTAACTTCACGAAAAATCTTTGACATTTGAGTTCCCCAAGTTACTAATGGTACTGTAAGACCAACAGTAATCTGTCTACCAGCCCACTGTGTATTTTTACCAAAGTTAATTAACTTTGTTGCACCATCTTGAACAAGAGTATTAAAGATATCAAACTGTTTTCTAGAAACAGCAAGCTTTGTATTAAAATCATTTAGATTAATATTTTGTGGGGTAATCATCATACCCAGTTGCTTGCCACCCTTTTCACCAAGGACAGCAAGTTGTGACATTTCACGAGAAACTTCACGAACTGCTAGTTTGTGTGCATTAGATGCTTTACTAAAAGCACCAATTCCTTCTTTTGCATATTGCTTTAAAGTTAATTCTTGTTTCTCAAGGGATTTACCAAACTGTCCAACAGAGTCAGATAGTTCTACGACTTTGGCATTCCAGCCACCCATCTTACCAATATCACTAGCAAGAGAGTCTCCAAGACTCATTTTTAATGAAGATGCTTGTTTATCAAAATTTTGAAGTGTTTGATTTAAAAGATTTGCTTGCGTTTGTAACAAACGCATTTGATTAATGACTGGACCAAAATCAGCATTATATTTAAAATAAGCATCAATACCAGTCACTATAGATCATATCCCATCATACTGTATCCAAGACCTTCATCTTCGTGAATACCAAAAGTTATTGCATTTGCTTGTTCCATATTTCCACTAACTTTTGCAGCTGCTCTTCCAACAATATCTTCTAATGTTGGCAAAGAGTTATCCACAGGCTGTTCTGATCCAGAAATATCTATACCTTGTATAGCAGCAAGAAATTTATTTTGACGATTTTCTTTTTCGTGCATAGCCCCTAGTGTAGCAATAAGCTCTGACATTGATAAACTGTTTTCCAGTTCTTCATAGTCTTTCCAGTGACCTAATAGGAATACTTCTGATTCCAAGGCAGCTAAGTCTAGCTCGTTCCAGCTAGTTCCTGAGCTGCCATTAGTAGGTTTGGGTCGTTAAGCTTGATGTCTGCAGCAACCTCCAATATTTTATACATAGATTGAAGATCTAAAACTTCTTCAAGTTTGTCAATCTCCGAAAGCTCAGGTGCAAATTGCTTCATAGCAATAGATGTACATTCAATGAGAGTCTCCAAGAAACCATCTTCACTATCTTTAGTTTCGATTTCTTTCCACTTCTTCATTACTTCTCTTAAGTTTTTAAGATTGAGTGGTTTAACGGTAATTACTGTGCCGTCCTGTAATTCCATCTCAATAGATTCGTATATTTTTGTAGCCATTTTTCTCCTAATGTCCTCTTTTATATTATAGCCTAATTTTGTTTATATATAGCAATGTGGTGGGTATTTCTACCCACCACATTACATTAAGTTATTTAGTTTTATTAACCAACGTATACACGGTCAACGATCTTTCCATAAAGAGCGTTTGTACCCGATGCGGTTGAACCAGCATTTCCTTGATTATTCTTTTGGGTATTTGAAGCCAAAAGACGGAATGTTACAGGGAAAACTGTAGCTTCATTTCTCTTGATAGCAACCGAAGCAGCTTCCATAGAAACTGCACGATAACCAAGATAAATTCTTTCTGATTTAGTTCCACCGTTTGCATTTGCTGTTACAACTTCTGGTCCAGGACCAACAACTAGGATTGAACGCTCCAAAGGAGTTAGACCTAGAGCACCACCATTAATTTCGAACTTCTGGAGAGTACCTTTTGATGTAGCTACCTGTGAAGCTGTTGAGTTGTAATCTGAATCTTGTGATCCAATCACAGTGAAAAGATTCTCAAGTGTAGCTTCTGTGAAAGTTGTCTTAATCATAGCTTTCTGACCTTGCTTGTAAATCTTAGCAACATCTAGAAGTTGATCAACCTGAACTTCACCGTAATCTGGAGTGAAGTCAAAAGTAACACCTTCAGATGTGTAACCAACGTGTCTAAACTTTGATGATCCAACAACGCTTGGATCTTGATAAGAACCAGCTGTATTTAGAGCATAATCTGCGTGAATATCTGTCTCTGTGTATTCTGTACCTGTTGTTTTACCAACGTAAACAACACCAGCACCAACGATAATATTTTTTGAACTATTTGCCATTTTATTTTTGCACCTCCTTGCATTTTTGAATTAGCTTTGGGGGCTTCCTCATTAATATAATACCATACATTCTATTTTCTAGTATATTCATAAGTTAAATATAACGTAGAAATATATAATCCAGATTCCAAACTAATTGGAGCCTTTTCATTTATTGAATAATTATCTTGTCTTACTTTAATGCATTTAAAGTTAATTTCTTGATCCCTCAAATGATTATTCATAGCCTGAGCAGATATATCAAACTGACTTAAAACATCATAAATAAAGTTTTTAATTGGATATAACTCATTCCAGGGAGCAACAATAGAAAGGGTTGCTTCTTCTTTAATTATTGGAAATGTTTTTGCATCTACCCCCGTATATACATAATCATATAAAATATATGGAGTTTTATCGGTTACAGCATTAGCATCATTAATAGCAAAAATAGGGGGTGTAATTGTATACTGGTCTACATTCCAAACGGCTGTAGGTAGTTTAGAGGACCCAGAAATGGCACCACTGGCTTTATCCCAAAGATAGTTTCCAATTAATATAATTGGTAGTTTTGTATAATCCATTTTAAATACTTGCCCTTCTAACTATTTTCTTTGCTGATGCATCTGCAAGAGAAGATCCATTTAAATTTCCTTTATTAATACTTGAAACAGCTATATCTGATTCTATTCTTGTAGCTTCATTAATTTTATCATAAAAACCAATATCTGTTAAAACTTGATTTGCGTTATTTTGCATAAAGGAATCAAAAGCGGATTTAAAAGAACCTGCTACTCTTGTACCACCAGGATTTGGAACAAATACTTTTTTAGAAAATACTTGTTCTCCATTTATTTGAAAAGCCAAAAATTTATTGTTTTTTGGAGTAATAGTTAAAGACTGTCCTTCTTCCATAATAAAAGCTTTTCTTTTAAAGACACTGCCACTTTTTTCAGGGGATGAAGCCTCTATAAAATTATATTGTATTTTTGGAGATTGACCAGTAGATATTGTATATTTAAATAATCTAGCATTTTCATCTCCAGTTCTTCCTGTTTCATAAATGTGATGAAAAGACATATGATCTCTTCTTGCTAGATTGTCAATATATGATCCAAAATATTTTCCTATTTTTTGCAATGCTGATTCAATTATTGAATTTTTGTTAGAACTATTTTCATGTAATTCTGTCAATAATTTACTATGATATTGTGCTACAGCCATAATTTTTTCTGGCATTTTTCCAGTATCTATTTTACTCATTAAATGCCCTCAAGCTGTTGTATTTCTTGTCTTTCTAAAGTTATTTCATATTCAATAACTTTTCCATTAAAATCAATTATTGGTGTAAATCCTCTAGGTTCAAATATAGTTGCACCATTAACTCCACCCTTACTATTTGGAATAAAGTCTTCTTTCCAGATTATATCCATACCACTTCTTATTGCCACAACACGAGTAGATGAAGATATTGCTTTAGGTGATCTTATTTTGATAAAGTTCTTATCTATATTTATTTGATTATTAATATCTATTTGACCTGAATCTCCACCCATTTTTGATCCAAGCAAACCTCTAGCACGACAGTTAATTGTTTCTGTTAATGTCCAAGTTTTAGATACCATACCATTTATTGCATTTCTTGTTACAGTATTTGTATAAATATCTGCTTGCATTGTATAGTTAGATGCTACTAAACAAGACATTTAAATCGCCCGCAAATCCCATCGTTTATATGGTTCAAGTAAGGCATCTACATAAAGGTTTCCTGTACTATTAAGAATACCGTCTTGGAAGGTAATATCAAATGAATCATTCTTAATTGATTTAAAACCTTTATTACGATAAACAAAGTCAGAGCAGATGAGGTCTATAAATAATTCCATAGTTGCTTGTTTAATTGCATCTGGAACATTTTTCCAACCATACTCACCACGAATATTAAACGAGCTACCTTCCGCAAAAAATCTTTGTGTATAAATAGGATTAATGTCTTTCCATTCAGAAATGTTTACACTTTCTTGATATGTTCTTAATCCATAATGACTTTCTGAAATAATTAATGGCAAACTCAAATCATCTATTGTTTCATAAAGTGAGCTATCGTAAAGTACAACATCATCAGATGTTACTTTATCATATGATTCAATTCTTTCACCAAGATGTAAAAGATCTGTACCTATTCCAAGAGTTGGCACTGTTTTATATTCAAAATAAAAATTATCATTTGTTCTTGAATTAATTAAAAGTCTTGCTTTTTTTTCAAATTTTTCAATAGTTGATTGATTTAAATTATTAGAGTCTTCTGCTTGATGAGATATAAAAGAAAATTTCCAGCTACTTCCAGAAAAATTAGTTCCAAAGTCTGTAATTTTTACTGTAATACTATAATCTTTTTCTATATGTGTTATTGTTCCAACAGCATAATTTATAGTTGAATCATCTGGAATACTAATATGTGAAATTAATACTTTATCTCCAACAATATATGATCCAGTGTAAGGATCTGTTCCATAATTATTCAAAGAAATATATTTTTTAGGAGAATCAAATGTGTACTCTGGAAAAACTTCATTTGAGTTTAAAAAACCATTTCCCCAGTATAAATCATAATCTCCAATAGTAATATCTGGTAATAAATTAATTCCAGCATATTCAGCTATTTCTTTTGCGGTTGCATATGGTCTAACTAAACTAATATATAATTCATCGGTAAAAGAATCATTTGTCTTAATACCTTGAATTTCAATCTTTAGCTTACGATCATATGCTGTTGTATCTGAATTTAATGTTAAAGTAAATATATTTGACACAACAGTATTTGTTTGATCTTGCTGAATATATTGATTATTATCTAGGTCATAAACACTATAAACAATACTTACTGTATTTGCTGGTGCGGTATATAAAATATTTAAACTAGCACCGTCTGTTCTTAAATATTCTTTCACTATCTTACACTATGAAAAGCATTATACTCTTCTAGTGATGCCTCCCTAACACCATATAATGGCTCATTTAAAAGAAACTCTGCCAGATTTTTTTCAACAAAAACATATGGATCATCATACTCAAAGTTAATACCTTTTATATAGGCACCGATACCAGCAATAGTTGTTAAAAGTATTTGTTCATCTGAAACTGGCATTATTTCTTCAGTTATATCAGATTCAATAACTTGTTCTTTTTCTGGTTCTACATAATCTTTAAACCCTAAAGATGATCCTTCATAATCATCAAAGGTTAATCCTGATTCTTCAATTACCGCAATTACATCTTGTTTTCTTGCATTCTTTGTATATTCAAGTCCAAAGTCATCACAAAACTGTTTTAATTCTGCAATAGTTTTTGTATTTAACATAATTCCTCCTATTTAAATATTATACACCAAAAATAAACAAGGGTTACATTTCTGTAACCCTTGCTTAAAGTTGTTTGGATTAAACCTGCTTGCCGTAGGCAATAGCTGACTTTTCTTCCAACGCAAGACCCAAACGAACATACACTGTATATTCGATAGAATCTTTCTTTGGTACGAAGAACTTGTGCACCGTAACATCTCTCTGGAAACCCCAGATTCTGTTTTGCGGGAACGTAATGTCTACGAAACCAGTTGGGTACAAAGGAACTTCCTGTACTGGAAGACCAAATACAGAGTAAGTTGCACCTGCTGGACCACCAATTCTTGGTGTAACACCATCAAGAACACGCTGTGCAGTTTCGAACGGAACAGACTTTGTAGCCTGATTAACTGTACGAAGTTCTGTCAACAATTCTTGGATATGCTGGCTGTTCATATAGAACTTAAGATCCTGTCTACGAGCCTTGAATTTACGAGGCAATGCATTGTAAATTGCTTCAAGGGCATCTAGACTGAACTTAGCTGTACTTGCTGCACCAGATGCCCAGATTCCTGCCATAGCTGCTGAATTAGCTGCTGCTTCGTGACCTGTTGCTGATGTATCAAGTACTCTATTGTAGAAACCTGCAATAGTATTATCGTAAGAACCATTACCAGAAGTACCTGTACGACCATTGATAGCAATATCCTCAAGATCGTTACCGAACTGAGTTGCCATCAAACGTACAACGTGATCCTCAAGAGAAGAACCTTCGATTGAATCTTCTAGAGATTCTGTTGAAAGTTCGTAATCTAGACGGAACTTTGTTGTTGTAAGATCCAACTTTGTGAAGATTGCACCTTTGTTTGTGTAACCAAAAACATCAGACTGATCAGCCTGAGTAGCCTTAGATACCAAACGTGTACCAACACGAATTTTATCAAGTTCCATAGTATTAGCTGTCATCAAAACCTTACGACCATCTTGTGCAAGCACCATCTGATCAAAGACGTAATCGATAAACTGTGCAGACTGTTTTGGTTGCAATACACCACCTTGAGTACCGTCTTGGGTATTACCGAATGAATACATATCACCATTCTTGGTACCTTGTGTTACCACTGTACCAGAGTTAGTTGCTTTTTCTAAAATATCACTCATTATTTATTTCACCTACCTTTTCTTTTTTATTTTCAGTTTAAGTATTGAGCGGAGCCGAGGAAGCGTCCCCCCCATAGAGATTCTGATTTCTCTATAGTTGTTTCTGAAGAACTATCTAGTTCTCCAGACTTTTTAACAGCAGTATCATTCTCTACTGATTCAAGTCTTCCATTTACTTGAGTCAGAGCCTTTGTGATGTCTGCCAAACCTTTGTTTAACTCTTCATAACGATTTTCTGTTTCTGTTAGTTTTTCTGTAAGAGCTTTTGTAACTTCTGCCAATGTATTTGCAACATTAGATACAGCTTCAACATTAGCATCTGCATTCTTTACGAGTGCTTCGCCAACAAAATTTTTGATTTCGCTTAGTGTTTTTTCAAGGTCAGTCGCTTCACCTGAATCGGTGGAAGCGTCAACTGCTTCTGCAGCTTCTTCGACTGTTTCTTCGTTAACTTCTACTGCAGCCTCTTCTGCAGGAGCTTCTGCTGGAACTTCATCTGCTGCTTCTACAGCAACCTCTTCCGCCTCAACAACTTCGTCAACAATTACTTCTTCTGCTACTTCTGTAGCCTCTGTGTTGTCAGTCATTTCAACACCTCCTTCATTATTTTGGGTGGCAACCGACATATCCTTGTTAATTGCCATATCTACTGAATCATTGTTCAGTAAAACTTGTGTGTCTGATGGACTAAAGAATTTTTTAACTTTAGTAGACCATCCCTTCAAACTGCTCATTTTATGTCCTACAAGTGTTTGTGATGGTTTCCAAGAATCTCCATCTTTCTGATAAACTCTAATAACAACCGCTGGATCATCCTTAGTTCCAGTAACTGAAAAGTCAGAGTTCGGTACTTTTATTTTACCATTAGTTACTACTCTTGTTATCTTTCCTCTTGCTGTACCACCCGATGATCCCCACTGAACAAAATCTCCAGTAGAATGAGAACCAGCTTTTGTCATATCTTCTTCTGGTTTTTTCTTTGTTTTATAAGGATTTTGTTTGGGATATCTATTAATAGTTTCATTATTTGTAACTGCACCTGCAGCAGTATCTTTAACTATAGACACTAAGTCATTAATTGCTTTTTCAATATCTGATTTTTCAAGTTCATCTACCCAACCGACTGCAGTTAAATCATTATTACAATTAACACAAGTATAGTTATCATCAGATGATGTAAAAGCAATATCATCTTGCTCACACCAAAATACATTTTGAATATGTGACTTATTAAAGATACCAGTAGCTACATCGCCATCAATAGTCTTTTGAATAGAAAAAATATTAGCGAGTTGATTTGCTGGAGAATCGACAAGGGATAACTCAACCAAGTCATATTCTTTAATTACACGAACTGTTTTATCTAATGATTCATCAAACTCGCTAGTTGAATCTTTTACAGCACCACCGATTGAAAAACCAGTAAGTGTACCATCAAGAACCATTTCCCAAATGTCAGATGCACCTTTTGAGATATAAGCATCTACATAAACACCGTTATATGTTTTTTGTGTTTCTGGATCATAAAATGAATCTGTTCTAAATGATACAATCTTTCCAGCAGGAATAGGTTGATGCATTAATCTTACATTACCACGAAAGTTAGCAAATGCTTTTTCAGATGCTGAAGAATCTACACGATCACCTTGTTTATCAATATTATCAAGTGTAGCAAAGCCTGAAACAATACGTTTTTCAGCATCAACCTTAGAAATAGGCATTGTCAAAGTAACTTGATTGCCGTTAGTTAATAGGGATGCCTTTTGTATATTTAACATAACATTTTAATTATACAGTGTTTTTTGTATTAGGCTTGTTGTCTTCCATCGCCTTGTGGATTTCTTTGACCAGTTTCACCATCACCAGCATTTGCTTGTCTCTGCTGATCACGTTGTCTATTGCCAGTTCCTTGTGCTGTTTGATCGGCTGCTTGCTGACCAGTTAGTTTAACAGGAGTATTTCCACTAGGGATTGGAGGAAGGTTAAGTCTAGTTCTAACTTCATTCGGAAGAATAACTTGCATACGAAGATAACGCTCATCAATCTTTGACTGAGTGTCCTCATCTGTAAGAGTTAATTCATTAAATACAAGTCTAAATAAATCAGTCTTTTCAGCAATAATCCCCTGAATCTTTTTTTGTAAAACATCTTGTGCAGGTCTTGTAACTTGCTCTTTAAATGTCTTGTCTGCATCTTTAGCAGCAGCAAGAGAAATACCTTCCGCACTTCCAATCTTAGACATAGGAACACGGTGTGCCATAAGGATTTCTTGTAGATTAGTTTTGCGATACTTATCGAATGATCCTTCTTGAACACCATTTTCAACGGCTTCCATTTTTACTTCTACCTTGCTACCAGCCTCATCTCCAGGAAGTGGAACAACAAGTGTTCTATGGCTTTGACCACGAAGATTATTTTGGAAAAACTCAAATAGTTTTGCTTCTGCATCTCTGCTTAATTTAGCACCCTTAACCCAGAAAATATATCTAGGAGTTGCTTTATTTTCAAAATATTCAAGGTTAAACTTAGATGAAAACTCATTACCAGCCATAGCATTTTGTGCAGAAATAATAGCTGGAATACCATAATAGGTATTTGTTGGAGTGTAATTATAAATATGAATTATTTCATTTGGTCTTGGATCTAAACCAAATGGTGGTGATAACTCTTCATCATCGTTGAAGTTTTTAAAGTAAGCAAACTGTCCCATAACCATTTGAACAAATCCATCACGAAGTCTGCGTACACGCATAGTTGCTGCTGGAATATGACCAATATATCCAATCTCTCCAGTAGTTTTTCTACCGATTTCAAGAAAACCATTACCTGTTGCTTCTAAGTCAAGATACAATTTTGTAAGAGTTGATGTAAAAGTATTATCGTCATTTCTACTATCTAGCCAATCAAGAACTTCTTCTTTAGCACCTTCAAGTTTACGTCTTACTTTAGCAACTTTTTCCTGATCTGTCATAGCCTCAAGTTTTTGTTTTGTTTTAAGGGTATATTCTAATTTATATCCAAGACCAACAATGTTTGCAACTTTAGCATTAATTGCTGCATAGTTTGCAGATGATACTTCATATACTTTTGCAAGAGTTACTGGATTATATGGAGGCTCTACAACATCAAAAAGACCGTAGCCCCACTGTAATGCGATAAGCTGTTTTGACTCTGCATCATCTCCACCAATACCATTATTTGGAGGAGTAAATTGTGCTCCAGGAGTTATTGCCTTTTCTAGTTTGCGTTTAACATTTCTTTTAAAATTAGGATTAATCCCTTTATATTTAAGGATTTCTTCTGTTGGTTTTTTAAACTCATCAGTTTCAACATAATCTGGTAATATTAATCTATCTAATCCAATATCTCTACCATTAATTGTATAAGAATTGTCATCTTCCTGCATTATTAAAAATCTCTCTCCAGTTATCTGTATCTCCATATGGAGTTAATCCCTCAGCCATACGATCTATATCTTCTCTAGCTGTTGCATCTGATACTCTACCAACACCAGCCAAAAATAAAGGCTGACCATCTGGTTGACCATAATGTTTTGCTGCTTCACCAATATGCTTCATTTTTTCAAGATCATATCTCATAGATGGAATATTCAATACATTACCATCTTCATCTTCAAAATACTGTCCATCTGGCAACTGCCATACATAAACACCAAAATCTGCGGTGCTTTGTACCACAGAAAGTCCATTTTTTTTATTTGTCATACCACTATGATACCACTTTATGGTTCTGTTGTCTATTCTTCATTTATAGAAATTAAATGTGATTTAACTCTATCATCTGCAAAACCAGCAAATTTTTGCCATCCAGTAGGTGTCCATTTAAATGCTCTATCATTACTTTTAGCATTATTAATACCAATATTTTCATCATTATTATCATCAATATCATAAAATACCCAGTTTCCGTATGGATCTCCATTAGGATATGTTGGAAGAGATATAGGAATATATGAACTAAATGACCTTATATAATCAAATACAATATCTACTGTTTTATTTAAATTATAAGTATCATCATCTACATAACCATTAACTTGAAATAATTTTGCAGTATCTGTTGGCACTCCTTTTGAGTCGACTGGCATAAGTAATATGTAATCTCCATCTTTAATATAATTATTTTGAATCTTTATTTGATCATTAATATTTATATTAGTTTGCTGTGTAGAATTATCAAATATAATTACATCATTCTGTTTAAAAGAAAATGGTATATCTTTATCAAATTTTATTGTTTGAGCAGCTTTTTTAAAAATTATTTTTGCAGTTTTTGGTATGCTTTTTGTAATAATTTGTTTATTTGGATTTGTAATTATTGTTATTGTTTTATTTGTTGTATTTATAGACTGTATCTTTGATCCAGCATGAATTGCACCATTAGATGAAGCCACGATATCTCCTGTTTCTAATAAATCAAAATCTGTATTATTATCAAATGTTATTATGGCTTTATTTTTTGTATTTTTATTAATTATAGTTGATGGATTTTTAGATACATTTGTAATAGCAATGCTATCAACCGTATAAATATTATCATTTATTTCTTGAATTAAAACACTTCCACTTACAATACCAGAAGTAGAATTAACATAAATAGTTTTTCTTCCTGTTGCTGGTGTAAATTTTCTATCTATAACTGCTCTTTGATCTGTAGTACTTTCTGTATCTTTATAAGATAAGGACCAAGTATAATCTGCAGATTTATCTATTAACTTATCATATATTTGTTTTCCGTAATCTACCGTATCTGTATTTTTAAGAATATAACATACCTGAGTTGTTTCTAAAATTGTTTTATCTGAATCAGTATCATATAATGTTGGTCCATCAGAATACACTTTATATGAGTCGATACTACTTCCACTAAATAAATTATATAAATCTCTTATATTATTCTTTGTAAATTTTTTATCAAATATACTTAATTGATCAATATAAAACTCTTGTGTTGTAGAGTTTTGATCTCCAATAATTATCTCTATTGATTGTTCACCACTTATTATTTGTGGAGAATCAAAAACAATGCCAATGCTATTCCAGCTATCTGGTTTTATCGTAGATCCTAAAGAACCATTTACATATATTGTTGATCCAGATAAAGATAAAGCTGTTCCAGACAAAGATAATTGACTTGTTCCAGCTTTTATTAAATTTAAAGATGTCGTAGTTGATGGAATATAAGCCATAAAAGATATTGTTTGAACACCAGAAGCTATAGTCATATTTCCTTGATATTCTTCATTTGTTGGATATGAAGTAAATGCTGAAGAATTTGATGTTGGAATACAAATTGTATTATCGGCTGAATAATAATAGTAAGATCCATTATAAAGAACTGCATTATTTACCGAATACTTAAAACCACTACTCCAAGTTGATTTATAATTATAAGATGTAATTGGTTCCCACTGAATAGAAGATGTTGGCGGTGGTTGAGTTACATATGGACTTGGAAAAGGTGGTCCCCAAGGATATCCTGTTTTTTTGTAAAAATTATTATTATAAAAAACAATATCATTTGTCTGATAATAAGTTCCACCGACCCAAGTGTAATCTGTAATTTTATTCCATTGCCTAGTTTGTAAATATGGGTTTAAATCAATGGTTATAGGGGTGGAAAAGTTCCACTCACTGCTTTTTGAACCATTATCATTATATACTTCAGACACCACCACTTTATCTCCACTAGAAAAAGTATTATCCCTAACTGTATAATAAAGAGTTGAACCAGTTTTACTTGCTGATGTAATATGACTCATTTTAGTTGGAAAAGCATAATCTTGAATAATTTTTGCATAAGAATTTTTAATTCTTAAACCACTTTTATTTCCATTATAAAAAAATGGATATTCTTGTAGTTCTGGTACTGCATATTCATTATTACGATAATATATTTTTACTGGATTTCCTCCAAGAGATGCATTACAATTTAAATATTTATTTGAACCTTCTTCAATAACTGGGTAACTAAATACTCTAAAATAGTCTACTAATGGTGGCTGATCAACAAGGTCATCTGTTTTAAGAATAAAATCAAACTGTAGTAAATCAACTCTATTCTCTCCAGATTGAATTAAAGATATTGTATTTTTATTTAACCAATCTGTATCAGTAATTACCCTATCTTTGATTTCTTCTTTTTCTTTAAAGTATGTTGTTTTAGTTACACCATTTACTGTTGTATTCGTTGTACCACTTACATATGTTAAAACATTATTATTTAAATAAGGATTTCCTATTTCTAATCTACAGGCTCCAGGATAAGTTTTGTTTGGCTCTGCCAGCGTTTGTAAAGGAATATCAATTCTTGCGGTAGCATAAGATTTAATTTTAAATCTTTTTTCATAATAATTAGGAGTAATAGTGTAATAATGATTAAATGAAGAACCTTCTAAATCATTTTTATTAAAATATAGATTTGAATTATCTTTATGAATACCAATAACCTTCATTAATTTTTGAGTTGTACTAGATGTAGTAATACCAGAAACTGTTATATCATTACTCATTTGTTGCCAAGAATCTGCAGAACCTATTCTTAAATTATCTTCACCAAAAGATAATATATTTTCTAAAGATACTGTATTAACTATAGTTTCTTTACTTGAATCATTTGGTATGTAAACAATATTAACTGTTGATGAATCTACAATATAAAAACCAACATAAAAACTTGTATCTATTTGAGAAAAAAGATTTGGTCCTATTGATGTTGGATTAGTTAAATTATTTATATATGCTTTTAATCCAGAAGAAGTTAAAACAAACTCTATAAAATTATTAGTGTTTTTAGATTTTAATAAAAATAATGATTCATCAGAAGATATTTCTGTTCCAGTTTTTTTAAATAAAAACATCCAACCAGAATTAATTATTGGTAATATTGATCCAATATCATCTATAGATAGATATGACTTACTATCAAAAACATATGTATCTCCTTCTTGAAAATAAGACTGTCTATCATTTTCAGTTCCATAACCATCAATAAAATATGTTTTTGGTTCATTTTTACTTTTAATAGTTAACGAACCATTATTTACAAGGCAATTATTTGATTGTGTAATTGACCAAGGATTTGCACCACCAAACTCATGTTTATTTATTGATTGATGACCGTCCATAGAAAAATTATAATAAACTCCATTATTTGTATCTATAGTTTTTGTTGGAATACTATATCCAATACCATATGCATAATGTCTAAGGGCTTGATTTCTAGTTAAAACATAAGAGTATAAAGCTATTGAGTCTAATTGTAAAGATGATATATTTGTTGTTGCATTACCTAATCCAAAATAAAAATATTTATCCGAGTCGTTCAAAAAGTCTGCAAATATAAGTTCATTATTATATATTTTTTTTATTTTTTGAACACCATTAACAATTAATGATATTTCTTCTGGTGAATATGAAGCAACAATATGTATTGGCTTATTTGTAGTATCTGTTGGAACTGAAACAGAATACTTAATAGTTTGACCATTTAAATTATTTTGTCCTATAGAAAAAACTATATTATCATTTAATAAAGAAATCTTTACACCAGATTTTTTTTCTAAAATAATTGTTTCATCTGGTGAAGAAGTTGAAGGAACTTTAATCCAAAACTCAATAGATGAAGAATTTTTACAATCAATAATGCTCATTTTATCTAAATCTGGAATTTTAATTGTTCCACTATTTGATAATATTGAAGATTTACCACCATATACTATTGGAAATACTGATTTAAAAACTGATTCATTTACTGGAGATGAATATGTGCCATTATATTTTTTTAAACCAGATGAGTCAACTATAAATCCATCAGAGTTTACAGTAGTTCCAGATATATCGTCTAATGACCAAAAAATTGTTGGACTATCTTGTTGAATTAATACTGAATATGACATATGACCTCAATTATATTATACCGCTTTCGAGATATCAGTGATATCACAAGCACCAGCAACACAGGCTAAATCTTGTACAGATGTAGTTGCATCAAAAGTTTCATAAATTTCTAGCCATTTCCAATCTAGATCGGATGGTGTTTCTTCAACTAGTTTATTATATTCATTCTCAGTAATCTCCTGATACGGAGCTTGTTGATATGTATGCTCTGAATAAGGCAAGAACGAAACACCAGACATTTCATCAATATGTTCATATACCCAAGCACCAACAGCCATCCATTCATTTTCTTTTACAGAGATTGTAATAGAAGGCTTATGTTCTGCCCAATGTCTTTGATATGCCAACCAAAGATCTAGGTGCTGAATAGCAGTTAGATTTTCTCTAAGAGTAGAACCTTCTGGTGCCTTAATTGGAAAAGTAAAGACCATAGTATCATTTGGTTTCATAACATCTGGTTCATGTTTAATATTCATATCAACAAGGAATGTTGTAATTGGATCTTTCATGTCACCACGAATTGTACGAGCATAATACTGTGAATGCCAAGGATGCATACCAGAAGATGAATTAACTAACTGTGAAACAGTTCCAGATGGCTTTACACAAGTAATTGCAGCAGATTGATTGATACCAATCTCTTTTGCCCAATAAGCATTTGTTGACACAGCCTGTTCTCTAAGAGTATCTAGCCATTCAACAAGTTTTTCTGCACCCTCAGAACCGTTAAGAACTGGATGTGAGAGCTGACCAGTTAACGAAACACCAAGTAATCTTTCTTCTTCACTATTCTTTTGCCAGATTTTGCGAAGGTATTTAAACCGAGTAAATGTTGACTGAACAGTTCCAAGAAGCGTTGCAAGTTCAACTTTACCCTTAAGTTCTTCAAGAGTGTCTGTATCCCTAACAACAACCTCTGTAAGATTACAGAATTGATAAGGTCGAAGAATAATCTCTGAACAAGGATTTGTACCAAAGTCTGCTGTAGCATCTCTACGACCATTCTTTGCAGAAATTTTTTGTGCTGCTTCACGACTAAAGATACCACGCTCACCTGACTTTGAGTCATAAAGTGCTTTCCATTCATCCATAAATACTTCCATAGTTGGCTTAGTATTATATACAGCAGAGTTATTTGCTAATGCTCTCTGACCACTATATTCCCACCAAGAACCTGCTTTTGCAGCAGCCATATT